TACTTATGGGGGTTTTGCTCCTCATGGTGGCGGTGCGTTTAGTGGCAAAGACCCAACAAAAGTAGACCGTAGTGCAGCTTATATGGCACGTTGGTTAGCAAAGAACGTAGTAGCAGATGAAATGGCAGACTGGTGTAACATTCAGTTGTCGTATGCTATTGGTGTAAAGCAACCAACTAGTATCTATGTTGAGTCTAATGGATATAGTAAGAGCATTGAAAAGTTTATTCGTGAGAATATTGATTTATCACCAAAAGGAATCATTGACAGATTTGATATGTTCAACTATTATAGTTATAGTGAAAATTTTACATATGGGCATTTTGGCGATAAAAATGTACCGTGGGAAAAGATAGGATGGTAAATTATGGGTTGGTGGAATAAACTAGTCAGAGACAGGATTGCAGCGAAACAAAATGCTAAATTAATGTCTGAAAAAGAAAAACTTACTTCAAAAGGAATGCCTTTTGTTAGAGTAGTAAATGTAAATTTAGATGAAGAAAATCCAGGAGATGGATATTTTGAACTAGATTGGAATCATTACTTTATTAAAAAGCTACAAGAAGCTGGATATAGTGGAAGTAGTGAAGAAGAAATTATTGATTCTTGGTTTACTAATCTATGTAGAGGTATTGCAGAAGATGTTTCTAATTGATATTTTACTTGACATTAATATCACAATATGCTAGATTACACATTAAGAAACAACAAAAAGGATTACCTTTAACATGAGTAGCACTTATATATTAGTAGACGCCGCAAATATGTTTATGCGGGCAAGACACGTAGTACGTGGTAGTGACATGAGCGAAAAGATTGGCATGGCATATCATATTATGTTTAATAGCATTAATAAGGTATGGCGTGACCAGAATGGCACTCATGTTGTATTTTGTTTAGAAGGCCGTAGTTGGCGCAAAGACATTTATACTCCATATAAAGCCAATCGTAAAGTTGCAGCACAAGCTAAAACTGAACAAGAGCAAATAGAGGATCAACAGTTTTGGGACGCATTTGATGACTTCCAGAATTTTATGACAACTAAAACTAATTGTACGGTTCTACAACACAAGCAATGTGAAGCAGATGACTTTATCGCACGTTGGATACAAAATCATCCTGAGGATAAGCACGTTATTGTAAGTAGTGATAGTGACTTTTATCAGTTATTGAATCCTAATGTACAACAGTATAATGGCATTACAGGACAACTTATTACAACTGATGGCATATTTGATGATCGTGGTAAGCCAGTTAAAGACAAGAAAACTAAAGAGCCTAAGCAAATTGGTGATCCTGAATGGTTGTTGTTTGAAAAGTGCATACGTGGTGATAGTGCTGACAATGTGTTTAGTGCATGTCCAGGTGCTCGTAAGAAAGGTACTAAGAATAAAGTAGGTATGTTAGAAGCCTTTGCAGATAGAAACACTAAAGGATATAACTGGAATAACTTTATGCTACAACGTTGGGTTGACCATAATAAAGTAGAGCATCGTGTATTAGAAGACTATCAGCGTAATGTACAGATAATTGATCTTACAGCACAGCCTGCTGATATTAAGCAAGCACTAGATGAGGTTATTATTGAACAAGTACAAAAAGACCGCAAAGGTCAAATTGGTATACATCTAATGAAACTATGTGGTAAATGGGATATGATAAAAGTCGCAGACAAAGCCCAAGACCATGCAACATACTTGAATGCATCTTATGGAGGATAAAATGACACACGCAGAATATACACGTAAACTACAAGTTGGTATTTTTGAGGTCAGCTTTACAAAAATTAATGGTGAAAAGAGAACAATGACATGTACACTTAGTGAGCATATTTTGCCTAAAGCAACAAAAGAAGATCCACTATCTCAAAAGAAAGTACGTGCAATCAATGAAGAAGTTGTAAGCACATGGGACGTAAATGCAAACGGATGGCGTGCGTTTCGTGTAGAAAATGTAACTGAATTTAAACGTATTGGCGGCGCCTGTTGGTGCGGACGCACTGGTAGCGAAATTAAAAAGTGCGATGGCACACACAATACGCCTGCATAATGTATACAACTAGAGAACTCATATCTGAAAAGTTTTGGATTGTGGATAGTAAACACGGAAAAGTAGGTACTATTCGTAAGACAGGAGACAGTTATGAGTTTTTTGATCAGACAAATAATACCACAAAGATGCTTGAGTCATTAGATGACTTTTCCAAAGTAGACCGTGTAGCTGAAATGGATACTGTATCTAAAAGTT